CAATCTTCGCTGTCTTTTCAAGTCTTGAAAGTGCAGCTCCTCTTGTTCCTTCAAACTCAGCTGCTGAAACCCGTTCGCTGGTTCTCCGCCTGATTCCTTTAATCACATCCTGTGAACCGGTCGCCATGTCGAGCATAGCTCCAATAATCGCACTCTCTTCAAGATGCCTGCTTGTCACATCGGTTACGTTCAGCTGCTTCACTCCAGCATCAAGAGCTCCAGCTCCCCAAGCCTTCTTTCTGACCCTTATAACTTTTCCTGGAGCGGGATTAAGTACATCATTGATATTGACGACCGAAGGATCAACAACGAGCATGTCGTTGATTGCCTTTCTAATGTTCTCCACGTGGCTGTTGTAGAGAAAATTCATAATCGTCTGAAGACCTTGCACAGTCTCCATTAAAGAAATCGGCGTGACTGTGTAACCGTCGTAAGTTGGAGCGCAGGTAACGACTGGAAACATTTCGTGGTCGAGATAAGATGGTCTCGCCTTGATGATGACTTCATCTCCAGCCAGAGCAAATGACCACTTTTCAGGATAGTCATTTCTGCCAATCTTCCATTCAGATGGAATAAGCTCAATCGACATATGAATAACATCGATTGGATGCGTTAAGTCTGTAGACTTATCATGACCACCAACGTCATAAGTGTCTCGCTCCGACTCGTCAGCTCCAAGAACACTGCGCCCATCGATGTGCTGAAGATACTTACCATTGAAATAAGCTTCCCTATCTGCAAGCTCTTGATTAAGCAGATTCATTCTATTCTCAGTGGTAATCCAGCCAACGTACTCTCCACGCTGAACGTCTTGAATAGCTACATTTACGTCAGGAAAGAACCTGTAAGGATCAATGTTGTTCAGAACATTTCCTTCATAACGAACGCTGCGAACTCTTTCTGAAATTCCAGCGTCTCCTTTTATCCTTCTATAACCCAGCTGTCTACTCCACGAAGGAGCAACTGCACCGAAACCATAAGCAAAAGCATCTCTGAACATCGTGTGGAGCTGAATGCCAACTTTTGCTTTCCTTGTTTGCACATCAATCACACGCTCGAGAAGCATAGCTCCAAGAACGTCTTCGCTGCCTACACCTTCGTAACGAAAGATTGGATCTTCCAAGAAAGCCATTACAACATAAGTCAGCAAAACTTCCAGCGTAGCATAAGATACAGGAACAACAATGCTGACAGCTTTATTCTCATTCTCGTCTTTTAGCTCAGACTCTTCGTCAGTCAGGTCAATGTAAGCTGTCAAAGACTTATCTATTGCTTCCCAGCTACCATAGCGAGAACTCATCGCATCACGACTTTCCTGAGCTCTTTCAAATACCCTATCTCGAAGGTAATCATGTAGCTTGCTACCTGGCTTTAGCTTCAAGCCCATCGGATAGCTGTAAGGATAGTCTACGTTGAACAGGTTCGCTGTATGTGTCCTACGGTTGTTAGTCCTAATAGGTATGGGCATTATTAACTCCAGTTATACTCTGCTTATGAGTCTAAGGGCTGGTTCGCTGTTCAGCTCTTTAAACTCCTCTTCAATATCACCACCCGTCTCCAGCGGAGAGAAGTATCTCTCACCTTCCTCAAGTGCATAAATTATCCCTGCAAAAGCGTCAATCACATCCCATTTAGATGGTCGAGGCCACTGGAGCAAATAACGCTCCAAACTAGCACAGGCTGTAGCATTGTGCTTTACAAGACCTTGACGATACATCGGGACAAGTCCTCCAGAGCGTTTTGCTCCAGTCTTTCCTTGTCTTTCCTTCACCTCAACAATCACGTAAAAGAGTCCTCTTCGAGCCATTTCATTCCTAATTGGATACATAATATACTCGTTTAGTGAAGTTACTAAAGGAGCAATTACAAGAGCATTGATGCGAGCAGCCATAGAAAACATCTGATCATAGAGCTCATCAGGATAGAGCTTCTCTTCGACTACATCTCTGACGAAGAGCTCATTAGTTCTCGTATTTACGCTGACGCCGACGATTGCTGTATTGCAGCTGCCTTTAGTCAAGGTCTTCGCTGGGTCGCAGAGAACGACAGATTCTATATCTGGATTGTTGTTCAGCTCTTGCTCACTCTCAGTGTAGTTTTTAAAGTACTCCGGCTTAAAACCCTGCTCTTCAATAGCAATTGGAATGTTCCTGAACTCTCTGTAAAAGAGATCAAGCATGTCATTCTCTTTGTACTCGAGATAGAGCTGCTTTATTTCCTCATCGCTGTGCCGCTCAGGCCAGGTTGAGTGCAGCTTATCATCACAAATCTCAAGACGGATCTTAACCCAGTCAGTATGTTTATTTTCGTCGAGCAGATTTGCAAGAAGGGAATCTTCATGAAGAATCGTGCCGACTACTATGATGCGCCAGTCTTTGCTGCTGATGTCTACGCTATTCTTGACTGCACTAAAGAACCAGCGTTTCAGTTTCCCTCTTCTCTCTTCGCTCTCAACAGCTTCATCGTCTTCAAGGTCATCACCGATGTAAAGGTCAGGTCTATAATTCATCCATTGACGACCACGGATTTGCTGTCCAGCGCCTCGAGGCATCACTTTGATACCGGTGCTTGTGACCCACTCAAGGGTAGAGAAACCTCCCTTTGTGTCAGTCAAAGACCTTGAATCTATCGCTCCGAAAATCTCGACAATCTCATCGTTTGTTAGAAGCTCGTTCTTCAAGTTCTCAGAGAACTCTTTTGCAGCCGGACCAGTTGCTGAGATCGGAATAATGTAGTGCTTGTCCCGATAGATGATTTTCTTCGCTGGGTAAGCTTTGTTGAAAATAGAAGTCTTTCCCCAGCCACGGCTGGCTCCGATTACAAGCTTCTGAATCTTGTCATTGTCAAGAGCTTTGAAGACTTCACGATGAAAGCTAGAGAAAGGATAAGTAAATGTCGCTGGCATGAATGTCTTGCAGAACATTTCCGTGCTTTTCCAGCACTCATAAAGAATGTCTTTTAGCTCAGGATCGAGATTGTCAGGTACGTACATTCTTAGATTTCCTTATTCAGAATCTGGATCCCAAGTCCAGCTAAGCGGAGCACCAACAGTGACGTCAGTTAAAGCTCCGTATAAAATAGCTACAATGACATCAGAGATGGTATCGGTTGTGCCTGCAACACCAGTAGCAAGCCCACATGTAGCAAGCATAGGTTCAACCTTCTCTTCTGCATCGGCTAAAACACCGCCGTTGATACAGGTCTGAGCCACACGGTAAGCTGCCTCGTTTACTTGAATAAGCTCATTCACGAGCCCCTGTACTTTACGAAGGATGATCCTTCGATTCGCAAATGACTGATCAGCCATCTTTTCAAACTCCTTCCTATTAAGTAGGCGTTGTTAATTCCCAGCCCATACCAGCCAGGGAAGACAGCAAGTTAACAACACGATCCGAGATTGTGTCTCCAGTGCAAGCTGCAAGGTCGGTAGCCGCTGTAACAAAAGGCGGGCCTGCAGCTGCAAGAACTTTATTAACAGAGTTGACAGTCTCTGCAGCAGTCTCACCTGCAGCAATCATGTCAAGCTCGAGCCTACAAGCAGCTTCATTTACAGCATTTAGCTGGTCTAAGTACTTCTGAACCCGCTCTAACCGCACCTTTCGCTGCTCATAAGTCTGTGAAGTGGTCGTAAATGCCATTCTCTTCCTCCTTTAATATAAAAGCTTCCATCTTGCTTTTTTCGCTTTCTTTGAATCAGCTTGATTTATGATTTCAATCTGAGAACCGACAGTAGTTGCTGTGGCTCCTGTCTCGTCTCCAACCTGTGTGTAAAATGCTTCGTTCCGATGATTAAGAGCATTGTAAAGCGTAGTATACCAGCCAGCATCTTTAATCTCATCAAGAATCATTACTTCGTCCATCCAGCCATTCAAGTAGCTTAAACTGTACTTACCCAAAAGAACCTGCGTCCCAATTACTTCTTTGATAGAGCCATTTCCTCCGCCGCCGGAGTGATTGCAGACAACTCCATTTGTATAAATGTCATGCGTTACAGTCTCTCCAACTAAGCCGTAAACAAAGATAAAATGATTCCAGTCGTTAGCTCCAGGAGCGTTATTGTTTGCAGTAAAGCTAATTCCAGTACCTGCTGAGTCCTTTCCAACAAAGGTTGGATAGGCACCTTTAGGCCAGACTGCTGTATAGCAATTGCCGCCTCCTCTGTCGACACCAGCCTGAGCAGAGACTGTCTTGTGCTTTGCCCAGAACATCACAGTGATATCAGAGGGATTAAGAGCTAAGTCAATTCCAAGATCAATCACGGTAGCACCTGCTGCGTCAGCATTTGTCCATTGCTGGCATTTGTCGCTGGTAGCGCCATCATCTTCTGTAATAGTATCTCCACCAACAAGAGACTTCGTCCCTTCAAAGTCGCTTGAAGAGCTATCGGTTACTTTTGTAGCATCGCCAGTCTTATCTGCGAGATGATGGACTGTCTTGAAAGCAGACTCCCAAACAGCCTCCATTCCATAAGCAGCATCTCTGTCTGGCTGACCTTCAACGGCTGAACCGTAATGAAGTGTAAAGGTCGTTGCCTCAGTACTGGAGATTGCTGGAAGTTGAATCCAGGCACTTAAAATACCAGTCTCTCCATCAGAGTTGTAAGACTCAATCTCGAGAGGAATCCTGTTCCCAGCACTGTCTTTAGCTATAAAGTCTGCACCGCTGTTAAGAATATGAGTCTTGTCAAGGTCAGTGATGTAAAGGTAGACTGGAAAATAAGTAACATCAGCGTCGACGTTCGCTGCAGCAATCGAGAAGTTTCTATAATAAGCGTAGCCTTCACCGACTACATTCTCGCCGATCCGTTTCTTCACGGTGCAGCTCTTCGTTCTCAGTGGAATATTAACTCCGTCGACTTGGACGTAGCTGCTCACAGTATCACGAACAGCAGCTTTCATCCGAGGATTTCCTTCAAGCGCTTTCAACGAGTAGCTCCTTTTGAGAAAACAACGTTTCCTTCAACTAGCCTGGTAACGACAGCTGGAGTGGAGTCATCCGAGAGCTCAATGTCGTAGATAGCTCTGATAAAGTCAAGAGCCTGTGTTTGTGTAGCTGTCATAGTTACTGTAACTGTTCCAGCTGTGTTACCAAGCGCTAAGGTTATATTGTCTGAAGAGTCAGCGATTACATTTCCAGTCTCGGTATTTCTGATAGTCATTTTCGCAGTGTAGTCAGTGATGTCAATGGCTGAGCCATCAGTATCTAGCCAAGTAAAAATAATGCTGAAAGTAACACCCTTTTCAATTAAAAGATCAACTTTTGCTGCACTCATCTTCTAACCTCAAGCATCGCTTTTATCTCGGTTGTTGTTATTATTATAGCATCCTGTTTCACCTGCATACTCTTAATATCGCCTTTTATCTCAGTAATATCTTCGTGCATAGCATGTTGCTCAGCAACAAGACCAGAATGTGCAGGACAAGCATCAGGCAGAACAACCCTGTTGTTTCGTTGTGGAAGCTTAATGATCGCTGTTATTGCTGTCCCGAAAAGTCCAAGTACTCCCGCTGCCATAGTTAGCCACATTCCTTCAGTCATGCTGTTTTCTTTCTGAACAGTGGAGCTCCGGCTTCAAGAACTTCAACAATCTCTTTGCCGATTGTTGCCCACTCTTCATTAGTGATTTCAACTCCGCCAGGGCTCTTCGGGTCCTTTGCTGCTCTGAATTGCTGCGGAACATCAAGGACTTCTTGGACAAGTTTCTTATATTTCAGGAAACCTTTTACAGCAATCCCAAGTC